AGATATATCAAAATCACAGCTATCAAAGACTGCCAAGCCGGTAGCGTTGGGATTATGCTGGCCGGTGAAGATCACGATGTGCGCGAAGATGAAGCGCAAAAGCTGATTGATCGTGGTTATGCAAAGTTATGGTCTGACAAGCCAGCTAAAGTGGCCAAAGTAGCTGAAGTGGACGATGAATAATGGCGGTCGAAAGCGCAGATGATCGTGCCATATTTGTTGGCATTGATGATTTTGGCGTTGCCGCGACCTATAATGCGGCCACAGTAAATGGCATTTTTGACAATGAATTTGTCGAGGTGGATGCTGGTGGCGGCGTTGGGTTTGCATTGCAACAGCCACGCTTTGTTTGCCGCACCGCAGACGTTTCCGCCGCCGCTGAAGGCGATACAATCACGATCAATGCAACTGGTTACACGATCCGCATCGTACAGGATGACGGCACTGGTATGACCACATTGGTATTGGAAAAGCAATGAGCCACGTTAGGCAACAAATACGCGATGATATCGTGACCACGCTGACGGGGCTGACTACAACGGGTAGTAATGTATTCCGAAGCCGGATATTTCCGCTGGAACAAACAAATCTGCCAGCGTTGGTTATATATTCAAAGAGCGAGACAAGCGAATATGATACAATCGGCTTGCCACGTTCGGTAAATAGAGTTTTAGACGTAGCTGTTGAAGCATACGTCAAAGGCGTGTCGAATTATGACAACACGCTAGACACGATTGCGGTTGAGGTTGAAGAAGCCATTGCCGCTGATGTAACGCTTGGTGGTCTGGCTAAAGATGCACAGATCACTGCGTTTGAAGCTGATTTTGCGGGTGATGGCGAACAGCCGGTAGCCGTTGGTCGCTTCACCATAACGGTCGAATATCGCACCGTTGAAAATGACGTTGAAACTGCCGCATAGGAGACAAACCGATGGCAACTTTTAAAGGCAACGATGGTGTCGTTCTTATCGGCACAGACGCAATGGCTGAAGTAATCAGCTTTTCAGTAGATGAAACCGCAGACACCATTGAAGATACAGCAATGGGTGACACTGCGAAATCATACAAAGCATCATTCACCGATTTCAGCGGAACCGTTGAAACATATTTTGACGACACTGATACCGCGCAAACCAACTGCACAGCCGGTTCAAGCATCACACTCAATTTGCAGATGGAAGGCAACACGTCTGGCGACCACAAGCTGACTGGTTCAGCTATTGTAACCAGCCGTTCAATCGGTGTAACATCTGACGGTATCGTGACCGCTACATACAGCTTCCAAGGCACCGGCGGTCTGACTGAAACAACTGTATCATAAGGGGTAAATAATGGGGCTGGGAGAGCAGATAGCGGCGCGGCGTGCGTTGCAACGTAAACAAATCGAGGTTGTAGAGTGGGGCGAAGAAGATCAGCCATTGATTATATACTGTGGCCCCATTACCGCCGGAGACATCGACAAGCTACAAAGAAAACATAAAGATTTTCTTAGCAATATGACAATCACGGGTATGATTGATCTGATCATTGCAAAAGCTGAAGATGTCGATGGCAAGCGTCTATTCACGCTAGAAGATAAGATGTATCTTCTTAAAGAAAGCGTGACGCTGATCAGTGACATTGCTGGCAAGATGTTTAGTGACGTTGACAGTGTTGAGGATGCTGAAAAAAACTAAAGCAAGATCCGCTTCGGCTAAATATGATGGCCCTAGCGGATCGCTTGCATAAAACACAAGGCGAGATCGAAGAATTAACGCTGAGTGAATTAAACGAATGGTTTGCATACTATAAGGTGATGGAAGATGGCCGATCAAAATCTTAAATTTACCATATCGGCCATCGACAAGACGCAACGTGCATTTGGCAAAGTAGCCGCCGGATTAGGCCGCGTCAGAAAATCAATAATGAGCGTACAAGGCGCACTTGTAGCACTTGGCGCGGGTGCCGGTCTGAAGATTATGGCCAGTCAGATAGACGATCTGGCCAAAGCGTCAAGCCGTTTAGGTATGACGGTTAATGAACTGCAATCATTACAATTTGCCGCCGGTCAAACGGGTGCGTCAGCCGAAGAATTAGAAAAAGGTCTGACGCGCTTCAATCGCTCTATATCTGAGGCTAGTACCGGCATCGGCACCGGCCTGCGGTCGTTTAAGGCGTTGGGCATTGAGGTGACAGACGCGGCAGGCAATCTGCGCCCGACAAATGAATTGCTGAACCAAGTGGCTGATCGCCTGACATTGATCGAAAGCCCCGCAGATCGCGTGCGTATTGCATTTGATTTGTTTGGCCGGTCTGGTGTCAACTTGATCAACACATTGCAAGGCGGCAGTGAAGAATTAAACAAACTGCGTGAAGAATTTAACCAGTTTACGCTGGAACTAAGCGAAGAAAACGCAAAAGCCACAGAAAACGCTAATGATCGTTTTGCGCGTATTGGTGAAACGTTTGCCAGTATGGGTCGCATCATTACGTCTAAGGTTTTGCCAGTATTGGCCAGCATAGCAGAATTTTTGACAGTGAAGCTGTTGACTGCGTTTGCAAACACTATCGCTGGTTTCCGCAATATGATTAATGCGTTGATTGATGGCTTCAATATGGTTGCCCGTAATTCTATGGGTATGCTTGATGAAATGGATAGAAGCACGTTTGGCGAACAGTTTGAAGCTAAACTGCGTGGCTTGGCAGACGCATACGAAGCACTTGATGAAGCTGGTCAGACAACTGCAAAAGAAACAATGCCAAAAGTTGTTGTGTCACTTGATGATGTGGCTGTTGGTTTTGAACGTGTTAAAGAAGAAGCCGAAAAAACAAAAGAGGCTATCAGCGGCGTGACAATATTGACGCACAAAAGCACTAGCGGTTTGCAAAATTATGCGGCGTCTGCACGCGATACCGGCAAACAGTTGGATGATATAGCTGTTAGAAACTTGAACAAACTTGAAGATGGTTTGCTGGGTGTAATGCAAGGCACTACATCAGCTAAAGACGCATTCAAATCTATGGCGCAAAGCATCATTGCAGATATGATGAAAATGGCTATTCAACAACAGATCACAAGCCGGATTGCAGGGTTTCTAATGGGATTCGGCGGCGGTGGCGGTGGTTACAGCACAGTAGGTGCAGGCGCAAACACATATATACCGGCAGGCTTGGCATCTGGCGGCCCCGCAACGCGTAACACGCCATATATTGTGGGTGAAAAAGGGCCAGAATTATTTGTGCCGCGCGGTAGCGGTACTGTCGTGCCAAATGACAAGTTGGGCGGTGGCGGCGGTGTTGTGGTGCAACAGACAATCAATTTGACAACTGGCGTTTCACAGACGGTTCGCGCTGAAGTGACTAATATGTTGCCACAGATCAAAGAGGCCGCAAAAGCCGCCATAATCGATGCAAGGCGGCGTGGCGGATCATTTAGCACAGCGTTCGGGGGCTAATTATGGCAATCACATATCCGCTAACATTTCCGACACATACGGGCATTTTTACCGTTAATTTGATTGCGCGTAATGTTATCGGCATAACCACATCACCATTCACATTTGCACAGCAAACGCAGGAATTTGCAGGGCAACGCTGGGAAGCTGATATTGCGTTGCCGCCAATGAAACGCGAAGACGCTGAAGCGTGGATCACATTTTTTATGAAATTGTATGGGCCAGTAGGCAGTTTTTTGCTAGGCGATCCAAATGCGGCAACAGCACGCGGTAGCGCATCCACAGCCGCAGGCACACCGGTTGTAAACGGTGCAAGTCAAACTGGCAATGAATTAGACATTGATGGCTTGCCAGCATCTGCAACAGGATATTTAAAAGCTGGTGATTACATCCAACTTAACACCGGTAGCTTATCACAGCTTTACAAAGTGTTGGACGATGTTGATAGCAATGCATCAGGTGAAGCAACGCTCACAATATGGCCTGATTTACGATCTTCGCCGCTGGATGGCGCAACTGTTACAGTAGCAAACGCGAAAGGTGTGTTTAGACTGTCAACGCCGACAACAGACTGGCAAATTGACAATGCTGGTTTTTATTCTATGGCTTTTGGGGCTATAGAAAAGTTATGACAAGATCGTTAGGCACTAATTTTGACGCCGCTTTATCATCAAGCGGGTTCAAGCCGTTTTTTGCTGTTGATTTAGGTTTTGACAGTGGAAATGTAAGGCTGTGGACTGGTTATAAAAACATAACCATAGATAGCAACACATTTTTTGGGTCGGGTGGCGTGATGACTATCGGGGCTATTGATGAAACCGGTGAAATTCGCGCAAATGGCGTTTCAATTCATTTATCCGGTTTGAATAGCAGTTTGCTGAGTGCAATTTTGAACGAAGATTATCAAAATCGCAATATTATTCTATATTTTGGCACTTTAGATAGTGCTGGTGCTATCAACGATACACCATACATTGTTTTCCGCGGCCAGATGGATGTTATGAGCATTCAGGAAAATGGCGACACATCAAATATTGTTGTGCAAAGCGAAAGCAGATTGATTGATTTAGATGTGCCGCGCGAAAGGCGGTACACAAAAGCTGATCAGCAAATAGATTTTCCAAACGATAAAGGTTTGAACTATGTAGCTAGTTTGCAAGAAAAAGCGATTGTTTGGGGTGGCTAATGAGTTGGTTTAGCGAATTTATCGGTGGTCTGGAAGATGCAGTAAAAGATCCTGTAACGCTTGTTATTGCCACCGCTTATGCTTTCACTGGCAACTATGTGATGGCCGCAACAACTATTGCCGCATCAGCAACCGGCTATGCTTTAGCCGCAAGAAATACGCAAGAGGCAAGTTACACAGATTTTGTGTCTGAAAATGAAAACAGAACACAAATGATTAAACAACCGACCGCACCGCGACGGTTTATTTACGGTGAAACCCGCGTTTCTGGCGTTTTAGGTTATGTGCAAAGCACAAATAAAAACGCGCGTTTGCATTTGGTTATTATGGTTGCTAATCACGAAATAGAAAGTTTTCAAACATTTTATATAAACAATCAAGCCGTCACATTAGACGGCAACGGAAATGTAACGTCACCAGCAAAATTTAATGGCAAAGTTAGGATTTTAAGTAGAACCGGAACTGATACGCAAAGTGCAATTCCGCAATTAATAAACGAATCTGGTGGTAAATGGACATCTAACCATAAGTTAAGTGGAATTGCATACATTTATGTCAGATTGATATATAAGCAAAAACTTTTTCCTTCTGGCATTCCAAACATTTCAGCAAAAGTACGCGGGAAAAAATTATATGATCCGCGCACTAGTACAACTGCTTATTCAGCAAACCCAGCTTTGGCCATCCGCGATTATTTAACCAATAGCGCTTATGGGTTCAACGCCTCAACTGATGAAATTGATGACACGGCTTTTATAACAGCGGCAAATATTTGCGATGAAAGCGTGACACTTAACGGAGGCGGCACACAAAATAGATATGAAATTAATGGCACATTTGTCACAAGCAACGCACCGAAAAGAATTTTAGAAGATATGATGACAAGTTGCGGCGGTCTTGTATCATATTCTAACGGTAAGTTTAAATTAAAAGCCGCAAAATATATCACGCCGACCATTACATTGACTGAAGATGATGTGATCGGTTCACTGCAAATGCAAACTAAACAAAGCAAGCGTGACAATTACAACGCTGTAAAAGGTATTTTCGCGCCAGCAAACGCGTTTTATACGGCTACAGATTACCCACCGATCACTAGCAGTACATTTGAAACTGAAGATGGCGGCACGCGCCGTTTTCTAGATTATGATTTGCCATATACAACAAACAATGCAATGGCGCAACGCTTGGCTAAAATTGCACTATACAGAAACCGGCAACAAATAGTGTTGTCTGGTACGTTCAATATGAGTGCATTTAAGTTAGAAGTTGGTGACACAGTTTACATAACAAATAGCCGATTTGGATTTACTAACAAGGTTTTTGAAGTTGCTGAATGGGCGATGAATGTTAGCGGTGATGAAACCGGAAACCCTGCGTTAGCCGTTAGTATGACATTGCGCGAAACAAATAGCGCAGTTTATGACTGGAATGCTGAAGAGGTGGCATTTGATTTAGATGATAGTGATTTACCTGACCCGTTTGACATCGATGCGCCAGATGTTGCTACGTCTGAAAGTGTTGAGATTGTTAATCAACAGCCCGTAGCATCAATCAAGATAACTGCAACAGATCCGACAGCAAGCGAACAGGTCATAGAATTTGAAGCGCAATACAAGAGAGAAACCGATACAGACTATTTAACGCTTGGATCTTCAGCTTTAGGTCTTTTTCAGATTGATAACGTGTTGAGTGATGTGACCTATGACATACAAGTTAGGAGTTTAAGCCCATTTGGGGTGAGTGAATATACAACTGTACAGCACACAGTAACGGGCAAAGCCGATAATCCATCTGATGTAACAAACTTTAGTGTCAACATTGTCGGTCAACAAGCAGAATTGCGCTGGACGCCGGTGACAGATGCGGATTTATCACATTATGTTATTCGTCATTCACCTTTAACCACTGGCGCAACGTACAACAATGCCCGTTCGATTGTAAAAAAGGTATCAAGACCGGCAAACACAACAACAGTGCCAGCAATGACCGGCACATACTTTATTAAAGCAGTTGACAAATTTCTCAATCAGTCAACAAACGCGTCAAGCAGTGTTGCACTTGTTGATGATATTGGTGGCTTCAATTTTGTTGATGAAGTGGTGGAACAGACCGCGTTTGCTGGCACAAAAACAGATGTTGTTGTTGTTGATGATAAATTACAGCTAGACACCAGCATTTTGTTTGATAGCGCAACCGGCAACTTTGATGACGCTACTGGCCTATTTGATGGCGGTGGCGGCTTTGTTGCATCATCTGGCACATATGATTTTGCTAATATCATCAACCTTGGCGCGGTATTTACGGCGCAAGCCAGCGCGGTTTTGAAGGTGTCGCAGCTATCTATGCACACCGGCACACCAGCAAGCGGAGCGACTGACGTTGATTTGTTCGTCAGCACCACGCAAGACGACCCGACAGGATCGCCAACGTGGACTGCTTACCGGCAGTTTGTAGTTGGAACCTATACAGCAAGGGCTTTGCGGTTTAGGGCGGTTCTTACAAGCACTGACAGCGCAGAAACACCGGCCATCGAAGAACTAACCGCAGAGATGCGTTTGCCGACCAGAACGCAAAGCGATAACGATATTCAAAGCGGCGCGGGATCAAAGGTTGTGACCTTTACCACGCCATTTAAGGCACTGAACGCGGTGTCAATTTCTGTCGGGGATATGCAGTCGGGCGATTATTATGCTATAACTAGCAAGTCTGCATCTGGGTTCACGATCACGTTTTACAATAGCAGCAACGCAGCGGTGGATC